CAGATGTTATTAAAAAGGCAGGTGCTTGATGTATTAGTCGAGTGGCAGGCTGAATGGGAAGCGGAGAGATCACAATGGATGAGACGGCAGGAGTCTTAGCACAAATGGTACGTGGTGGATTAGAGTGGGAACTCTTATTCACCCTCTTCCAACTTATGGTTGTTGCTTATGTAGTGATAGCCATAAAGTCTTTCCTTTTAAATGAACACGCATGGCGCAAGTTTAAAGGTTCTCTTGTTATAGGTATAGGTGCCAGGATACGCCTTACAAATGAGGCAGGAAGTGTTGATGGCAAGATAGTTTCTGCTAATAGGACTTCGTTAAAAATAGAAACAGAAGATGCTATTGTTTATATTCCAACTAAGAAGTTTCCAGAAAAAGAATGGATGGTTCTTAAATGATAGAAAGATGGTTAGAAAAAGAAGAAACAAGATTATATGAAATTACACTAAAAATTAATATTCAATACAAAGGAGACGAGCTACCAGATGATGAATGCGTTATTAAACCCATTTTAAGCCGTATTAAAAAACAAGTAAAGGATAACAAGCATGCTTATATTATAACACAACTCGATGTTGGTGTTTCTGAGATCGAAATGGAATATGAGGAAGAGGATGAAGATTAATGGAAGATATCAGAGAAATTGTCATTAGGACAGACGAAACTGTTAAGCATTTAAAGGACGATTTTGAAAGACACGAAAAAGATGGAAATAAAAAATATGATGTATTGTTGGAAAGCGCAAATTCATGTGTTGAAAGTGGACACATAAAAGAACAAAACGGTAAGATTGACAGGATAATTGCCCTGCTTGACAAGTTACAGCAGAGAAACGGTGTAACTTTTGGAGATATAGTTAAAGGTATGGTGGTTATCGCAACTATTGTAGGTATAACATTCGGAGTTATGTCATACTTCAATAGGGCTAATGGAGAAGAAAAGAAACATAATCCTGATTGTCCTATCGTTGAAGGAATGCCGATTGATATAGTGGTAAAAGCTTTTAATGAAGCGGATGCAAGTAAAGCATTTGGCTTTACCTTTTCATGTGCGGCACCTGATATAGAAATACCAACGCTACAATTTTACACAAATAAACCAAGGAATTTCCTGGTGGCAAAAGAAAATACTTTGAAGTGTTTAACTGAAGCAATTTCAACAGACTGGCAGATAGCTACAGGGAGTTGTTTGATCAATGTTTATGATAGCGAAGGTAGGCTTTGCTACTACACTGACAAAGATGGCAATTTTATAGCAGTTGACGATATGATGATTTAATTATAACTTAAAGGAGGATAGTAATGTCAGTACATTATTCAATAGAAACAATTTCCAGTGATAAGGATAGTAATTTTACTGGGGCCTTAGTTCAGAATGCTATAGAGAATGAGTCTATTAGTTTTCCGTCTGACTATTCAACGGTAAAGGTTGACAAGCTGAGGATAAACAGTATAGCAATTCAGGCCGATTTCTCAAACACAACAACAGCGTTAGACCTTGAGGTTGTATTTTGGAATACAGATGGATATTCAAATACAGACTTAGATTTAGATGGACATATAACATCTGTTTTGTTTTCAAGTTCAGATGCAAGGCAGATTGCTGGTGCTGGCCAGTATTACTATGAGAGTGAAAACAGCTTTAAATCTCCAATATACTATGAAGATAAAGACCGTACAAGTGAATTACATGTTGGGTTGGTAAATAGAAGTTCAACTACTTTTCATGCAGATGATACAATTAAACTGTCCTTTGTGGTGGAGCCAATACTTTAATGACGCTAGAGCTTACAAATCAGCAAAAGAAAGAGGCAAATGATTTTGCGAATCTGTATGCCTATAAACACACAAAACATTCAGATGCTTTTTTTAATGCTGACTATGATATTATATTTGTAAATAAAGGGAACCAGGCAGGAGGCACGGCTGTTATTGCATATAACTATGTACTAAGAATACTTGGCTGGCATCCTGTACCAAGGAAGAATATGGTATATTTTAAGTGTAATACTGCCAAGATATACGAAGATAAATTAAAGGACAGCTTAAGTACAGATGGGATTGAAAGAGGGCACTACTTTTCTCCAAAGGAATATTTTAGCGGCCTGGAAGGCAAGCAGTGTCCTCATTGTAATGCGGATATACACAAGCATGAAAGGCTTCATAAGATATATAGGTTTGCGTCACAGAACCTTCCTGTTGAAAAGTCTAAGTCCAGTGAGGATAGTAATGAGAGGTCTAGTGAGACAAAGAACACACAGTATCCAGAGTTTACCAGGTGGTTACCTCCTTTCCTTTTAAAGAAGGATATTACGGCACGAAGGCAGGTACAGATAATAAGAGATCCTTATGGGGGAGATGATATAACGATTGAATATGTATCTTATAATCAATCTACGCAGTCGGTTGCTGGTCATAAACGAACAGCGTTGTGGCTTGATGAGTTAGCACCAGAACCGTTCTACGATGAACAGCCAGCACGTCTTTTGATAGAAGATGGTGATACGTGTATCTCATATACACCGACAGAAGACAATGCTATTGGGTATTATTTTGATCGTATATATGAACGCGCTAAGGTTTATTATAAGAGTAAGGCTATAAGAGAATATTATTTACGTGAACATAAGTCTAAGTTTCCTGAAATAGAATTTACTAATAGCAAAGAATCTATAGCGGTTATTCAGATGGCAACTGATGATAACCCGTTATTAACAAAAGAAATTATAGATAAAAAGTATGCAGGCTTTGATGATAAACAGTTAGTTGATATGCGTAGATACGGTATATTTGCGGCTGTTACAGGTAAGATATATAAACAATTTGTTCCAAGAATACATATAAGAAAAGGGAGTGATGTGTTTCCAGATGGTATTCCCAAGACTGGCATATTCTTCAGGTCAGAAGACTGGCATCCTACAACAAAGCTTGCTATTATTTTTGTGTATCTATCCCCATATAATGAAGCGTTTATATATGCAGAGTTAAACCCTGATCCAGAAAGGGATAACACACTGGCTATATGCAAGATGATAGCTGATGTAAGTGGCCCAACCAGGAGATTTGGGATGAATCTTATAGATCCACTGGCCAGTATAAAACAGTCAAATACAACAAAAAGTGTAATAGATGACATGAATCATTATTTTAACCAGATGAAGAAGAATGAAGAGTGTACTGGTGGATGGTGGGAAAGTGCTAATACAAAATCTACTGCATCAAAGACAGACCATAACTTAAGGGGTAGGGATGAGATAAGGAGGCGGCTTGCAAATGCTGCTTTATGCGAGAAGCCGTTTAACAACAAGATACATCAGGATGGGCTAGAGAAAAGGCTTCCTACTTTATGGGTGTTAAATGATTGTCCCCTTACAGCAGATTCTCTAAAACAATGGAGACTTGAGAAGGGTAAGCCTACTGTTAAGTGGAGTCATTTTTGTACCGCTCTTGAGTTTTTAATGAAAGATATTAGGTTTTCTCCAAGAAAGCAACTCACAAAGAAGCCTAGGAACTACATACATAAGAGATATTATCAGACAAATAGATAAGGAAAAAATATATGGCACGATATAATAAAGAAGAAACCAAGGCCCTTGCCAATCTGATTATAGATGGTGAATATGTAGTTGGGCAGAGTAATAATAATATTCCAGATGCAGATTACCTGGACTATCTTGATATGTTTGACTGCGAGCGTACAGAAAAGAACTATGACTGGATGTCTGATATATATATGCCTGAGTTTTTATCACAGATGCTCACTCAATCCGCCATAGAAGCTGGGTTGTATTTCAAGACACATGATTTTGTAGAGGTGTATGTTGGCAGTGATGACGAAAGAAGTGCCCGCGCAGCAAAGATAAGTAAGGACTTAATAAACAAAACACTTAACAGGCGAGAATTATATTTCTACCAGAAATATATGAGAGCGGTTAATATGAAAAATATATGTGGCGTTACATATTTTAGATGTTGGTGGGAACAGGAAACAGTTACAGAGAAGACAGGAACACAAATGGTACCTGAGAGGATTGGTACAACTCCCGAAGGAGAGCCAATAGAGAAAATGAATGAACAAGATGTACATGAAGAGTTTGTGCTGAAAGACCATTTTAATTTTGATGTGGTTGATCCGAGAGATGTATTTACTGATACGTCATATACATATAGTTTACAGGAAAAGAAGTGGGTTATATTAAGGTTTAATGCAACTGTTGATGAACTAGAGGCTAATGCCGATACGATGGAATACTTTGACCTTGATAAATTAAAAGAGGTTAAGACTCCACCTAAAGACGGGGCTAAAGGAGATAAAACAACACATCATGGTTTGGATAATAAAACAGAATCATCTTCTACACCTCTAAAGAACTGGACTATACTCCAGAGGCTTGGAAAGCATTGGGTTATGGTAAAAGAAAGAGATGCTGATGGCAATGCGATAGAAGTAGAAGTTGGCATTGGTGAGGATGGTAAAAAGAAAAAAGGCGCAGAGTTACATGAAATGGTAATCACATTTGCGGTGAGTAATTATGACAGGGTTATGATAGGATTTAATCCTGCTCGCTCTATAGACTCTAAAGGTAATCCTTATAGGCCTATAACAAGAGCCCTTTGTTATATACATCCAGCAAAGGATGATGGTATGGGGGATGGTAAGTGCTTAAAAGAACTCCAGGTTGGTATTAATGATACCCTTAACATGGAAAACGACAGAACAAAGTTGCATACTATTCCTATTATGCAGGGTAATCAGTATGATATAACAGATAATGAATCATTAGAGTGGAAGCCTGGGGCGTTCTGGCAGACAGAAAGCGGCAATGTGCTACAGGAGGTACAGATAGGTGGCGACGTTAATGGTGCCTTAAACCAGATTGTTATGTATAAGAATGCTATGCAGCAAGCCTCTGGTATATCGGCAGAAACACAGAGTAAATTAGCAGCCCCTACTACCACAGCAACAGCAACAGCTAATCAGATGCAGCGTAGTGATACAAGGTCTAATTACAGGACCTTGACAATGGAGAACACGGGCCTTAGTGATTTATACTGGTTTATAACACAAATGGCAGCAAAGCATATGAAGAAGCAGACAGCTGCTGAGATGATTGGCGAAGAGAATATAGTATTTTTTAATCCTTATTTAGACTTTACATACAAGCCTTTATCTGCCTCTCTTAATGATGATGCATCAAGGCAGGCAAAGGTACAGAACTGGATCTCTATATTGGGCTATATAGCAAATGATCCTGAAAGAAGAGATGCCGTTGATTATATACTTGGAGAGGTTGCCTCTTTAATGGGTAAAGAGTATGAAGGGTTCCGTAATAAGTTCTTTGCTGATACACAGGCGCCTCCTCCTATGGAAAGTATGGGCGGCGGAGGACAGCAGCCACAAGGGGGCGGGGGTATGTCTCCCACTAATCAATCGGGCGTAGAGCAGACTATGCAAGAGGCTCAATTAGCGGAGGGAATGGGTGCCTAATAACGCATATAGCAAGGTGACGGTTAGTGACCAGATAGAAGCAACTACTATTAGGAATCTGGAGAAGACAACCGAATTTATGATAGCCCTTAATAGTGAAGTGGGCAGGGTGTTGTTTAACGATTTAGTGTTGCTGTTAGATCAAAAGTTTGAATTAATATATAAAGACGAGGCGGATGAGAGGGATAGGGCTATATTTACTGCGTGTAAGTATATAGGTAGTAGGTGGAATAAGTTAATAGAGGCACATGGTAAGAGTGTTGGTAAGCTGCAGAAGTTGCAAGACGAGAGAAATAGAAAAACAATAGGTTGATTTTTTTTAAAGGAGATGTAAAATGGACGAACTTAATGGACTTGACGAGACAGAGGTCAACGAACCAGTAACGGAATCTAGTGAAGAGGCTACAGATGCAACTAGACTAGAAGAAGAAAATAAGAACCTCCGTGATGGTAATAGTAGGCTTGGAAGAGAATTTAAAGCCTACAAAGAAGACAATGAGGACAGATACAATACCTTGTTGGATAAAATATCTGAGCTTAAAAGCCAGCCAGCTGCTGTTGTAAAAGAAGATGATGATATATTTGATTTTGGCGGTGGGTATGAAGATGATGATAATAAGCGTATGGAGAAGATGGTCGAGGCTAAGATCAAGAAAATGGAAAACGAAAAGAACGATAAAAGAGAACAGTATATAAATGAATATTCCAGGGCTGTTCGTGGGATGGGAGTAGAAGAAGAGCCTGAAGCATATGAGGCTATTTTAAAATCAATGGAAGGGCTTCCTGGTTATTCTGAAAACGGAAAACTTGATGCCCAGAGGAATTATGAAATAGCGGAAAGGAATTATTATAAAGACATGTACAAAAGATCACAGAATCCAACAACTGCCTTTCAAGGACAAAGGGCAGGTGGTGCAGTTGGCGGCTCTACCGCTATGTCCAGTAGAGCGTCCAATGACCCTGATGTAAATGCCGCTTTAAACGATGAGCATGTTCAGGCCTATATGAAGCGCAGAAAAAAAGATGAGAGTTTTGTTAAAAAAGCGATGGCTAATAAAGCTCCAATGTCGGGGACTATGAAGTTATGAGAGTATCGAGACGACAACCAAAAGCACGAAAACCTAGACGGCCAAGAGATAGTCGTACACTACCTGTTATAGATGAAACAAAACAGGATAATGGCCGCTATTATCACTGCTTTAATTGTGGTTTTACATGTAATGACAAGAGGGACACGTTAGGAGATGAATCGACATCTAATGGTGTTGTATTGCAAGACTTTGCCGTAGAAGTAACACAGACACAACAAGCCAGGGAAGCTCTGGCGGGTACTGGAACTACATTCAAGGATAGCTCTGACGGTGGTTGGACTGATACCGCAGATACTACCTGGGAAGAGATAGGAACGACCCTTGCGGTATATCCTGAGCCTGGAGTAAATGGCGCGGATAGTCCGAGTGAGTATAGAGGGGGAGGTCAGCCAGCTGCCAGTCTGATGCTTGGAGGTATAACTCTTAGACAAAAAACACCTATTATAAGGTCTGATTCAAGTGGGAATCCTGTTGAGCCCGTTCATTACCACACGGTGTCAGTACGTGGGGGTTGCCCTTTTTGTGGCAGTCTTAACTGGCGAGGTGATTATTAATTAAACACTATGTTTGGGGAGAAGAACTATGGAAGTCGTAGATTTAAAAGATGAACAGTGTTCGTGGTTTCCTATTTCAGGGAATGCAGATACTGTATATGTTGGACAATTAGTAAAATGGAGCCAAGATGGTGGCGTGGAAAATGCTGGTCAGGCTAGTGGTGCTTTTGATACCACTGGTAATGTTGTATTGGCTGGTATTATTGTTGGCGTTAATGACATAGATCAGACTTATGATTCTACTTATCAGAGAATTAGTATGAGTGGATTAGCTGACGGATCAGACACACAGTCAACTCAGAACGCCAGAAAGTATTTTGGCCAAGAAGGTATGTGGAACAAGGGAGACAAGCAGCCATTGGTATTGGTGGCTTTAATAGATAACACTACAAGGATTAAGGCTCCTATTTGTAGCGGGTCATATGGTAGTGCTCTTAACTTACAGACTGTAACCACGGGTTCTACTACTGGACTTGGTTATACAGCAAATGCTTCTGATATGACAGGTATGGCTAATAACTGTACTTCTTATTGTCGTACAGGTGCAAATGCAGGCTTATATAGGGTGTCTGATGATACCAGTGCAACTGTAGTTACGGTTGACCATTCATTCCCGCATGACATTGCAGTTGATGATACATTTGCAAGGGTTAATATAACTCCAGGTCATTGTGCAATGCAGACAGGTACAGAAGCTATATACATCGAAAATGATGATGCATGTACTACTGATGGATGGGGTATTGTGGTTGAGCATCTAGACCTTAGAGACGCAGGCAGCGAGCACGCTGTATTCAGGTTTATACCAAGACACTTTGGTGGCGTAGACTGATTTTAACATTGATTAGATAGGAGAAAGAAGATGGCGAATCCATTAACAAGTCCTGCGTTTGTAAAGATGCTGCAGGAAGATTTGCGTGAAGTTGAAGATGACGCAAGGAAGTATAATGATTTAAACAGTAAGAAGGAACAGATATTTGATATCATCACTGATTCTACGAGAGCGTGGGAAGAGTGGACATCTGTATCTGCACTTGGTGATATACCTAGTTTTAATGGTAGGTTGACAACATTAGGTATTACTCCAGGGTACTCTACTAAGATTGAATCTAAAGAGTATGCAGCTAAAACAGTTGCAAGTAGAAAGTTGTTTGATGACTTGAAGTATGATATCCTTACTAATCTTTCAAAGCAGTTAATCAATTCTGCTTACAGGGTTAGAGACAAAAATGCTGTAGCTATTTTTGGTAATGCTACATCTACGGCATTTGATTTCATGCCTAGTCAGGAAGAGGGTGTTGCCCTTGCAAGTAACAGTCATACAACGAAAGTTCCAGGCGTTTCCACTTCAAGTGGATTTGATAACCTCGGTGCTTCTTCGTTCTCTGCAACTGCAGTGGCGGCAACAAGAATCCTTATGAGGAAGTTTAAACAGGCTAACGGTGAAAGAATTGACACTGGAGATAGTTACTGCCTGTTGGTTCCTGATGACTTGAACTTTAAGGCTCAGGAATTAGTCAAGACAAGGTTTGAGCTCGACAGCGAGAATAATAATGTTAACATGCAGCATGGATTGTATCAGATTATTAACTGGCTACGTCTGAGCGATTACAGTACTTCAAGCTGGGGTATGTTGGATATGTCTACTATGAAGGATAACTTCAAGTGGATACAACGTGCTGATGCTGAAACCAACAACACAGTGGACTTTGATACATTTGCACTAATGACAAGTGTATATGAACGACACGCTGGTGGTTTCATTGATTGGAGAAGTTATTTCCATCACAATGTATAAGTTTTAATTCTAACGGGAACTGGGGGCAGGGCTATCCTGCCCCCACTCATCCGCTACTATTTAAGGAGAAGTGAAATGCCAAAAGCAAAGATTAAAAAAACAGTAACTAAAAAAGTATCAGTTGATATTAATGAATTTGAAGACCTGAAGAAATGTAAAGAAATTGTAACAGAAGCAGAGAACCAGATAGATGGTGCTCCTGCAGGGAAAGTAGCAGATAATGATTATAAATATTTTGCTGACTTTGATACGGGAAGCGCTATACCAGCATGGTCACTACCAAGGAATATTGATTTACTAGAAGATGATGTACGTAAACTAGGAAGTATGTTGGATAACAAGCAGGTTCCTATTGAAGAAATACCATATCAAACAGCAGATTATGAGCAGAAAAAGAAGAGGCTCGAAGATATAAAGGAGTCCAGGCCTAAGCTTACTGGAAACCAGAAGGATTTATTAAGACAGAAAAGAGATAAACTTGCTGCTGAAATAAACAGTGCACAGTTTACCAGAATAGAGATGGAAAAAGGACTGGCTGATCCGCATGAAGAGGCACGTAGAATGACAGAGCCGTGTATACAGGTGGATAAAGAAGAGGCCAGGCGAATGGGAATAAAAACAGATGCAAAGGGGTATGTGTCGCGAAGTAAAGGAGAGGCTATGTGGAAGAATATGTCATCTTTACTGGGAGACACACAGCAGAACCCAAATGTAGAGGCATTGAGAAGCGACAGGGGTAGGTCTAAAAGTAGTATGATGACAGTTCCTGTTAATATAGAAAACGGCAAGGTAATATATGAGGGCTAATTATGGATGGAAGAGAGATGAAGTACAGGGTGCAGTTAGCCCTGGATGAAGAAACTGATGGAGGCTTTCTTGATGAGAAAACCGTATATGATTATATAAATGAAGGTGCATTAGAGGTAGCAAGGAAGACTAATGCGTTAACATCTACTCAATCAATAACAACGGTTGCAGACCAGACTGGTTATACACTTAATGCAGACTTCCTCTCTTTGTATTTAAGGGATAGAGGTGGTGATTTCTTTATTAAGTATAATGACGGAACGAGTAATCATTTCATAAAGTGGCTGCCATACGAAGATATCATTCTTTATGATAATACTGATTCTATTCTTATTCCAAGCAAGTTTAGTATTACAGATGATCCTAACCTTGATTCTATGGTTTCAGGGACCGAGACATCTGGCGGTACAAAGAGTTCTAGTAGTGGAGAGGCAACTCTCACAGATAGTGCAGCTGATTTTAGTGACGTAAGCCCTGGTGATATTGTTCATAATACCACAGACAGTTCTTCTGGTGTGGTAGTGAGTAAAACATCATCTACCGTACTGGTTACTGCACTCTTCCCAGATGATCCTAGTGCTACTACAGACAGTGATTGGGATGCAAGCGATGCTTACGTCATACAGCCACAGGGAAGGTTTAGGGTAGTCCTAGACCCTCCCCCAAGTACGGCAGGGCACACAATAACTTTTTATTACGTGCAAAA